CTCCCGGAGGAATAGCTCAACTTCCCGGAAGGCACCGGGTCTATCACGGTACGGTTTCTGAGAAAGGACAATTTCCTCTGCCTGAATCAGAAATGGATCTGGAGCATGAAAAGGAGCACGCAACCAAGAGATCTGATGCCGAGCAGTTAAACAGGCTGCTTGGGCCGCATTTTTCTAAAACTCCTGATATTGCCAACCAGTTTGCAAAGGGGATTTATGAATGGAAAAAAGCATTGCCGGGGGGCGAAAGAGATCTCCATCCCGGTAGGGTTATACCTGCGGACATTAGTACAAAGTTGAAGAAGATATACCAGCCCGTAAAGGGGCACGGTTTCGTGGGGGGAAGCGAGGGAGCCCCACGGACACATTGGGATGATCTGGAATTGGATTCGGCAGCCATTTCCAATGATATGTTCAATGTTGTGTTCAGTGATCCACAAAACAAGCAGCTTTTTCTGGATATAATGGAAAAGAAACATGGTGCGCCGCATGAATTCAAGGAAAAGTATGCCTCCCTTTATGGGCAGGCTTACGACAGTATTTTAGAAGGAAACCTCGAAGTTCTGCGTGATCCAGTTAAAGAATCTACTGATATTGGTGGCTTGGCTACATGGAAAGGAGAGAACTATCCGGAAGCATGGTGGCCTTTTGATGTTAAATCTACTCTGGAACACATGAATCTGGAAGAGCCTCAACTTATGGGAAGGTTTGTGCGTAATCTTCTGGGGACTGATTTATTGTACGGAAGTTCAAAACAAAGAACGCGTGTTGTTGAAGAATACAAAAGAATTCTGGGAGAACAGGGGTTCGAGGGCATTGAATATGAAAATACGGCTCCAAAGGAAATCAAGGGTTTGGAGGGAAAGGGTGAGGCTCGCAGGAGTTTCGTGGTCTTTGATCCGTTTACCGGTGCCCGCAGCCCGTTTGCCCTTAAAGGAAAGAACTGGGCCAGAGGGGGTTTTGTAGATAAGCCTTTGTATCAGGAAAAGAGGATGTTATGATTGATGAGCAGATTCAGGACCGTTGTCCGCGATGCGGGTGTGATAAACCCAAGATCGAGGTACACGGTCATTACCAGTGCGCCGATTGCAAGTGTGTCACCAAGGAGTGCTGCCAAGGTGAACGGACCACGGACCCATGACCATTAGGAAAACAGGAGGCGGTTATCGTCTCGTTTCCAAGACGGGCAAGAATCTCGGCACCTATTCCACCCGTGCCGGAGCCGCGAAGAGAGAAAAGCAGGTAAACTATTTCAAGAGCAGAAAACCCAAACGCAAGAAAAGGAGAGTCTAAAATGGCTGATCGAGATATTATGATGGGATCGGGTTTACTTAATCCTCCCAGCCCAGATAACTATTGGGGACAGGAGGGGGCTGAATTTGCAGGTTTAACGGACGCCCAGAAAAGGGAATTTTATAATATGCTGGACGCTTCAAAACTTGAACGGCAGCGACGTGCGGAAATGGGGGGAGCACCTCTTGCTAGGGAATTACTCGGACAAACCGGTGCTACAGCCGGTGCTGCCGGTGGCGCTATGCCCGGAAGAGGGTGGGATTATCATCCCGACGCTTTGGCAGAAATGGCCGGGCCAATACCGGAAACATTCTCCGAGACGATGATAGAAGAGAGGGGGCCGATGCCTGATGAATTCGGAAGGATGACTCCCGTTCCTTCTTCGGATGAGGAAGCGGTCAAACAGCAATTCCGTGCAGTTCTTGCGGATGGGACTGTAGGAGATCTTCGGCAATATATTGAAATGAATATAGGGGATTTAGAATTTTTGGCGCAAACCGATAATTCTATTGCGAAGGATCTTGAGGCCGCTTTGAGGTTTATAGCAACAGGAACAACAAGAACCTCAACGCCTTGGGCTTTTCAAGGAGACCAATCCAGATTTCAGGGGGCTTCTCCGGATCAGACCCTCCAGACTTGGGATGAGGCTTTTCAAGCGGACCAAAACATACCACAGAAGACGTACCAATCTCCTCCTGCTTCTGGGGCCGCGTTTGCTTCACCAGGTGGTTGGGACCCTTATGCCGATATGGAATCTGCCAGGAATTCTCCTTACGGTGAACTGACAGCGGACGACCTTCCGCGTGAGCCTTTTCATCCTTTTCAGACAGCCCCCGAATATGCCCACGGCGGCTATGTTCGTGGCCGAGGCCGAGGCCGTGGTACGATGCCCGGTGAGCTTCATCCGAAAGGATCTCTTTCCGTTCGCGTTGCGGGCGAAAGCATGGGAGAGTATAAGAAGCATCGTGAAGACGAAGACGATGTTCGTCCTGTCCGCCGTACTCTGGACACGGCCCTTTCTCCAACCCTGTCGCGAAGGATTTTCGGTTAATGGCTGAACAAAGGCTCCCCCGAAGTAACTTTGGAACAGGCTCCCTTATAGATCGTCGGGATTCTCTTCCGCCTGTCGAACTCGATGAAGAGGAAGGCGCGGAGGTCAGTATCGAAGAAGACGTGTCGGTTGAGGGTTCTGATGTCAACATTCAGATGGAGGAAGACGGCGGTGTCGTGGTGGATTTTGATCCCACTCCGGAGAGGGGAGAAGAAGGAGACTTTTTCGATAATCTTGCGGAGACTTTAGAGGAATCGGAACTTACGCGAATTTCCTCGGATATTCTCGGAGACTACGACAACAACAAGAACGGACGTAAGGATTGGGAAGAAGCCTACAGCAAAGGGCTCGAACTTCTTGGTTTCAAGTACGAGGAGAGGGCTGAACCTTTCAGGGGCGCAAGCGGTGTAACCCATCCTCTTTTGGCCGAAGCTGTTACCCAGTTTCAGGCGCAGGCTTTCGGAGAACTTCTCCCTGCGGGAGGCCCTGTTAGGACGGAGATTGTTGGTCGGGTAACTCCTGAAGTGGAAAATCAGGCGGAACGGGTTCGCCACTACATGAATTACCAGCTTACCTGTATAATGAAGGAGTACACTCCTGAATTTGATCAGATGCTGTTTTACCTCCCGCTTGCGGGTTCTACCTTCAAAAAGGTTTACTACGACGATTTTCTGGGAAGGGCTGTCAGCAAGTTTGTTCCGGCTGAACAGCTTATCGTCCCCTACACAGCTACCGATATGGAGACCGCTGAAAACGTAACGCACGTTATTCAGATGACGGAAAACGAACTCCGCAAGAAACAGGTAGCAGGGTTTTATTTGGATATTGAGGTGTCCCCCTCCCAAACAGACCCTTCTGAAGTAAAGGAGGAAATGGATGATATTGCAGGTGTTACGCCATCATATATGGATACCGATATTACGGTGCTTGAGTGCCACGTTAATCTGGATCTTGAAGGTTTTGAAGATTCCTCTGAAGACGGAGAATCCACTGGTATCAAGCTACCTTATATTGTCACGGTATCGGAAGAAAATGGAAAAGTCCTGAGCGTAAGGCGGAACTGGAAACAGGACGATCCGGATAAGAATAAGGTACAATATTTTGTTCACTTCAAGTTTCTGCCGGGGTTTGGCTTTTATGGTCTTGGTCTAATACACATGATTGGCGGTTTAAGCCGCACGGCTACGGCTGCCCTTCGTCAGCTTATAGATGCAGGAACCTTGTCTAATCTTCCTGCTGGGTTCAAGGCAAGAGGGTTGCGTATCAGGAACGATGCAGATCCCCTCTCTCCGGGAGAATTCAGGGATGTGGATGCACCGGGAGGGGCTATCAGGGATTCCCTGATGCTGCTGCCTTATAAAGGTGCTGATCAAACCCTGTTCCAGTTGATGGGTTTTTGTGTTGAAGCAGGCCAACGGTTTGCGGCTATTACAAATCTTCAGGTTGGAGATGGGAACCAGCAGGCTGCGGTAGGGACGACAGTCGCGCTCCTTGAACAAGGGGCCAAGGTTATGTCGGCAATTCACAAGCGGCTTTATTATGCTCAAAAGGAAGAGTTCACTTTACTCGCAAGAGTCTTTGGAGAATACTTGCCGCCTGAATATCCTTATGATGTCGTCGGTGGTGAGAGAAACGTAAAGGCGAAAGACTTCGATGATCGTGTGGATGTCATACCTGTGTCTGATCCTAATATATTTTCCATGGCGCAACGGATCGCAATGGCACAGACAGAACTGCAACTGGCACAAGCCGCACCAGACCTTCATAATATGTATGAAGCTTACAGGCGCATGTATAAAGCTTTGGGAGTTCGTGATGTTGATGCTATTCTCAAACCGGTACAGGAAGGCGAACCGGAACCTAAAGATCCGGCTATAGAGAATTCGGAGTCTCTGGAAAATCTCCCTCTTGTTGCTTTTGAAGGCCAGAACCATGACGCTCATATTATGGCCCATCTTGTCTTCGGTACTTCTGGAATGGTCCAGCAGATGCCTGCTGTTATGATGACGTTGCAGAAACACGTTATGGAACATGTCTCCATAAAGGCCAAGGAACAGGTGGCCCAGCAGTTACAACAACAGGCTCCTGATCATCAGCCTACCGAAGAGGAGATCATACAGATTGAATCTCTGGTTGCGGAATTGATTTCTACGGGGATGCAGGAAGTGAAAGCAGTAAGTACGCAGATTAGTGGAGGAGGAGAGCAAGATCCTCTTATCGCCCTCAAGGCCAAGGATCTTGAAATGAGGGGTCAACGGGATCAGAATGAAGCAATGATTGATGAACAACGTCTGGCTCTCGAAAAAGAAAAGACGGCTATCAATGCGAAACTTGGAGAGGAAAGAATACAATCCACAGAAGATATTGCCCAAGCTAGAATTGACGCGGCTCGGGAACGCGAGATTATGAAACAACGTCAAGAATAGGAGATCATTATGGCGGACAAGAAAAAAGATTCTAATGGAGTGACACGGAAAGGACTGGTTATAAAGGGTCAGGGTTTTGTCCCTTATAATGCTTCTGAATCTGTTTCCACCCCCTCTGGGGAGGGCGGTGAAGTAACGAGCGGGGATGCTAGGGGAATGGGCGAAGCACTGCGCGGTGGCTCTTTCAAGATCGCTTAGGAAAGGGGCTTTAAGATGCCTGATGGACCCGGAACTTACGGTAAAAAGGTAGGGAGACCCCGTAAAAAGAAGAAAAAGAAGTCAGTTAAGAAAGTGCGTAGGCGGTCGTCCAGAAAAAAATAAATGTTCTATTCTTTTGTAATAGTCTGTGTACTAGGAGGGCCTTGCCCTATGCGGGTAGATGATGAGATGGGTCCTTATAAGACAGCACAAGAATGTTGGTTCAGAGGTTCAGTTATTATTAAAGACGTAGCTTTCAGGTTTCCTTTAGTGAGGTTTCAAAGTGCGTGTTCAACCAAGCCACCCAGTATAATTTTCAAGAAAGAAAAGGATAAGGGAAAAAGTGGACCTGATAACTCAGTATTGGCACCAGATTATAGCTCTGATAGGAATAATCGTAGTAGCAGTCAAACTGAACTCTGCGGTACAGGTGCTGCGTAAAGATGTGGATGATATTATAAAGCGAGACACTTACGTTGAAACCGTTAAACAAAGAGCCGAAATTGATATTCACGAAAAACAAATATCTACTCTATGGCAGTTTTGTAATAGTTTGAGAGATAGGTTTAATGGTTCTGGGTAAGTTAAATGACACAGAAAAAATTAGAGCCGCATAGTGATTATAATGACCTGGATCTTAACGAAGATGGTA